CGTCCTCGTCGCTCATCTCTTCCTCTTCGGCAATGGCGAGCGAGATAGCTATATCCGCCGGGTCAAGCGTCTGATGTGGGACAGGTATCCGCTGACCAGCTTCTCAGGATCACCAGTGGTATTTTTCCGCAGCGCATCCAGGAGCATGGCTTTGGCATCCGCATCGCTGCTCTCTACGGCTTTCCAGAAGAGATCGTGGTCGCCCTTTCGCCACAGATAGAAGGAATCCACATAAGCGGTCTTTATCGTGTTGGGACCGACGCCCTGGCTCTGCAGGAAGGGCATATAGAGATGCCGTACCTCTTCGTAGGTCATTTGCTTCAAAGCATTAATATCCATCCGTCTCTTCCTCGTATTATTCTTTTGATTCTTCAGCCTGATCGTTTTTCAAAGTCTCAACGTAGCCGTGAATCATATCGGAGATAGTTGTCCCATTTTGCGCGGCATACACTTTCAGGAATTTTTTATCCTCAACCGTAACCGAGAGATTGAGAGTCGTTTTCTCCGAGCCGTTTCCCGCCGTTTTTTCAGCCATCATCATTTACCTCGCTTCTTTATCATGCGCATATGATCGTTTGCGTATATGATTATACCAGGGTATGCCCTGCTTTTCCAGTCCCACAAACGTAAAAAATGCCCTGCCTCCGAAGAAGCAGGGCTCAGTTCCTGTCAGTGTTTATACCTTGATTTCCATGCCGCTGGACATCGTGAACACGATGTCATCCTTGTCGTTCACCGTGAGGTGGTCAACCAGGCTGCCCCAGAGCGCCTCGTCGAATTCCGTCACCATCTCGGGCAGCTTCTCCACCGCCAGGATGAACCGTTCCAGTTCCCGCCTGCGGATGCCCTTGGCGGCGATGTCGGCGGTGACCTTCTCGTACTTGGCTTTGGTGTCCTCGAATCGGGATGCCAGCGCGTTGTAGCGGACGTTGTACTCGTCCTGGTCCTGCGCCACCCGCGCGTTCTCCGCGATGATTTCCTGGACGGCGTCAGCGTCCACATTCATCTGCTCGGCCAGCCGTTTCTGTTTCTTCTCCAGTTCCTCCGTGCCCGTAAGCGTGTCTCGCACCGTCCGCAGTTCTTTTAAAATATCCTTCCTGTCGGCGATGACGCTGTTGACCGCCCGGAGGAATGCCACCTTAACCTCGTCCTCGGTGAGGTGCGGCGTCTGGCAGCGGGTCTGGTCTTTGAACTTGGAATTGCACTGCCAGATGACCCGGCGGTACTTGTCGGTGCTGTGCCAGACCTTCGAGCCGTACCAGGCACCGCAGCACCCGCACTGGATTTTCGAGGAGAAGATGGTCACTCCGCTGTAGCCCTTTTTCCGGGACCGCTCCCGGAAGATATCCTGCACCCGGTCGAAAAGGGCGGGATCAATGATTGCCTCGTGATTCCCTTCGACGTAATACTGCGGAATTTCGCCGTTGTTGTGGACCTGCTTCTTTGTCAGGAAGTCCGGCGTGTAGTATTTCTGGAGCAGGGCGTCGCCCTTGTATTTCTCGTTCATCAAAATGCTCTTGACCGTGGTCTGGCTCCATTTGTCCTTTCCCCTTGGCGTCTTGATGCCCAGCCCCGTCAGCTTCTCGGCGATGGCGTGGCAGGAAAGCCCCGCGATGAAATCCCCGAAAATCAGCTTGATGGTTTTGGCCTGCTCCGGGTTCACCACCAGGTTTCCGTCCTCGCCCTTGTCGTAACCGATGAAGGTGCTGTAGGGGATGCTGACCTTGCCGTCCGCCATGCGCTTGCGGTGTCCCCAGGTGACGTTCTCCGAAATGCTCCGGCTTTCCTCCTGCGCAAGGCTGGACATGATGGTGATGAGCAGTTCACCCTTGGAATCGAAGGTCCAGATATTCTCTTTCTCGAAAAAGACCTCCGTGTTGTGTTCCTTCAGCTGACGGATGGTGGAAAGGGAATCAACGGTGTTCCTGGCAAAGCGGCTCACCGACTTCGTTATGATGAGGTCGATTTTTCCAGCAAGCGCGTCGGCTACCATCGTCTGGAAGCCCTCGCGCTTTTTGGTGCTGGTTCCCGTGATGCCCTCATCGGAATACATACCAGCGAATTCCCAATCCTCATGCCCTTTGATGAGCGTGGTGTAATAATCAAGCTGCGCCTCGTAGCTGGTCAGCTGCTCATCGTGGTCGGTTGAGACGCGGGCGTATCCCGCCACCTTCCGCTTGGCGCGGCTGGCGATCGGAGCAGCCGTGAACTGGCTGACCGTTGCTGGTATCTTCGTTACGCTTTTCGCCATTGATTTCCACGCTCCTTCCGCAGTCTCTTCATGTTTTCACGCATTGCCGCTTTTTTCTCCGGCGTCCACTTGTCCTTCATGATCTGGCGCATATACTCCTTCTCAGCCTCGGTGTGTTTATGCCCGGTCTTCTTCGGCTTTACCCAGGTGCGCCGTTCCTCGCGTCCGTCTGTCAGGCGGAATACCAGGGTGTCGCCGTCAACGAGGATGCTATCGATCCGCTCCGTGACCGCCGCATCGTCAAAAGCGTCCAGACCAAGCACCTCTGCGGTCATCGCCTGCAAAGCGTCCTCCCGGAGCGGGATTCCGTCCCTGCTGGTACGGCACCGCCAGTAGCGTTTCCCTCCGCTGGTTTCTGCCTGATAGTTGCCGCCGCACCCGCCGCACTTGATCATGGTGGTAAAACAGCAGGAACCCTTTTTGCCCAGCGCCCGGTGGCTGCGCCTGTACTCGGATGCCCGCGCCCGGTATTCCTCCGTCCAGCAGTCCTGATGTCCTGTCGGCGTGCAGTCCTCCATGATGACCGCTCCGTCCTTCATGTGAATCTCCGTCTTGTAGCTCTCCGGAACCGAAATGAAGTCCACCCGGTCGAGGAAGACCTTCTCGTCGAATTCTTCCAGCCCCAGCGCCCTGGCGCAAGCCTCGCGCAGCTTGTCATCGCGGATGCCGCCCTTCACGGGACAGCGGCCACCCTTCGTCTTCGTGGTGCCGCATTTCCAGTAATCCTCCGTTCCGACTTTCCGATCCCGAGTATTGTGCATCAGGCTCTTTCCACAGTATGGGCATTTCAGCTTTCCCGTAAAGCAGGTGGTGTTGAGCGACTTGTTGGCAAGGGCGCCCAGTTCCTTCCGCCGCGCCATCTCCGCCTGCACAAAATCGAAGGTCTCCCTGTCGATGATGGGCTCGTGGTGTCCAGCTACAAGGTACTGCGGAAGCTCCCCGCGGTTCTTTTTCCGCTTCTTATTGATGGGGTCGGAGATGTATTCCTTCTGAAGGAGAAGGTCGCCCGTGTAGGTGCAGTTGCCCAGCACCTGCTTGATGTTGGAATCCACCCAGCGGCATCCATCCCTGGTGGTGATCCCCTCGGCGGCAAACTCCCGCTCGGTTTCCAGCCTGGACTTCCCGTCGAGGAAGTTCTGGAAAATACGTTTCACGACTGCAGCTTCCTCCGGGATGGGGACGAGGTCGTCGCCCTCCCAGCGGTATCCGTAGACGCGGAACTTCCCATTGGGGATGCCCTGCTCGAAGCGTTTTCTCGTGCCCCATTTCACGTTCTCGGAAATGCTGCGGCTCTCTTCCTGCGCAAAAGAAGCGAGGATGGAAAGCATCAGCTCACCATCCCCGTCCAGAGAGTGTATGTTCTCGCGTTCAAACCAGACCTCCACGCCGATTTCCTTCAGATGCCGGACCGTCTCCAACAGGTCGACGGTGTTCCTGGCAAAGCGGCTGATTGACTTGGTGAGAACGATGTCGATTTTTCCCGCGTCGCAGTCGGCCAGCAGCCGATTGAAGTCATCGCGCTTTTCCGTTCCAGTGCCGGAGATGCCGTTGTCGGCATAGACCCCGGCGAACAGCCAGTCCGGGTTTTTCTGAATTTTGTCATTGTAGTAGCTGATCTGAGCGGAGAGGGAATGCTGCAGCCGCTCGGTTTCCATCGACACCCTGGCGTATGCCGCCACTCGCTTTTTGGGCGTCAGGATGGGTGCTGTCGGTTCAAGTTTTGTGATTTTCCGCATGGCTCATGCCTCCTTTCCAGCGACCATATTCGCTCTGTTTGGGCTGGAAAGCAAGGTTCTTCCGCTTAATAGATCCCCTGTAATAGGTAGAAACTTCTCGCGGTATTTTGTATCGATCTGACAATACTCCTCCTCCGAGATAAGGCCGTCAGTGAGCATCTTCCGGATGAAATGCATGAGTACCTGGTAGCGGCTTTCCCGGCTGAATTCCTCCTCCGTCATACGCATACCGCACCTCCGAATCTGGATTCTATGTAACACCCGTGAGAACAATACTTTCTCAGTTTTCCGGGGTAGGCATAAAAGGTCTTTCCGCAGTTCGGACAGGTATAGGTTTCCATTTTTTTGCGCTTCTCGTCACCGATATGGATGTTCCAGAATTTGTTCCTGCACTCTGCCGAGCAGAACTTTTTCTCGCGGCATCCGGGGTACTGCATGAAGGGTCTTCCGCACATCTGGCAGGATTTCTCCCTCGGCTCGTTCTCTGAAGGCTGCGCCGGCACTGATGACAGACCATTTCTTCGGCAGTAGGACTTCACCGTGTTTTCCGAGATACCCACTTCCCGCGCAATCTTTGTATATCCGATGCCAGCCTTCCGCAGCGCCGTCACTCTGTTTTTCTGTTCCGTAGTCATAAGGTGTTCCTCCCTTCGCTTGGTGGTTCACCCTCCTATGCCTTGTTAGGCCGGATTTTTATAACGGAAACAGAAGAAGCCCCGCAAAACCAGCCGGAGCCGATTTTGCGGGGCAGAAAAAACATATTACAGTCTTGTTGCGTATGCGAGAGAAATCCATCCCGCACCAGACTTCAGCTTACCCCAATTGCCGGAAACAGCCACGATGGTAAATACACCGGCCCCGGTAAACTGGCCTGTTCTCGCGTACTCCGTTCCGGGTCCCTTGCGGATATTGAGGTCAGGGATGCTGACCTTCACCAGGAAAGGAACAGAGGTACCGCTCTCGGGAACAGGGGCTTTCGGTGTCGGTGCAAGCTCAGTCTCCGTCACCGAGCCATAGGCGGGACGGCCATATCCGAGGATACGGCTGTTCGTCATGGCGTAGTTCCGGCGTGCCACCTGGTCGCTGGTGTTGCCCTCGATGGTAAACACCTTCTGAGCTGTCACTTTCTCCACGATGCCCGTGTGGGTGCTGTTGTCGAGTGATGTCCCGAAGAAAATCTGGTCGCCGGGCTTGGGGCCGCTGTTGTGGAACTGCCCCTTGTTCTTGTAGTAGCGCAGGGAGTAGGTGCATCCAGCTCCCGCGGACTTCTCCGGCTGGCAGAGCAGGCGCAGCGCGTTTTCATAGCCGTATGCCGTCAGGAAGCACCAGTCCACGAACATATCGCACCAGGCGTAGCCGTTCTTCTTGCCGTTGTACCACTTGGGGTACTTCTGGTCAAAGTCGCGGGCGTACTTGGTGTAGTTGCCGGCCCCGGCGTTGGCGGTCTTATCGTCAAGCTG